GGATCCCTCCTGTGAATTTGTGAGAGGAAAGGGCTTTAGGGGATTGGCTCCTCTCGTCAAATTTCGAAATGGTAGCATCATACGCATAAAAACAGCCAATCAGGGCTTAGGATTGGCCTCTGCTAGTTGCTCTCTTGTAGTGGTAGACGAGCCGGTCGATATTGCTACGTACAACGAGATTATAGCTCGCATATCCAGAGGGGGAGCGGGTGGGAAACGTGGGACCCTTGCGCTCTCTCTGACTCCTGTCGGGGGAGTGGACGTCTCATATCTCAGAGATCTTATCGAGAGAGGATTGATCTCCGCACATCGAGCCCCTCTGACAGTCGAAGCGACTACTCCGATCGGACTCCCTCAGGGATACATCCTGAGTCAGGAGCAGATAGATCGCATAGTCGAGGGTTATCTCCCCTATGACAGAGCCGCTCGTGTAGAGGGATCTTTTGATGTCGCTCCTCAGGGAGTGATCTTCGAGAATTTTGAGGACGAGATGATCTCCTCACAGCCTGTCCCAAAAGGGGGAGACTATAGATTCTGTGTCGGCATCGATCATGGCTCGACCCCCGGCTCTCAGGTCGCAATCCTGAGCTGCATAGACATGAAAGATCCGCAGAATCCCCGGGTCTATGTTCTCGGGGAGTATGTCTCAGGACAAGCTCCCCCCGAGCACCATGCACAGGCAATTCTCGAGATGCTCAAAAATTACGGAGTAGATCCAAAAATCTGCAGATGGACAGGAGACGGAGAGCACAGAGGAGCAAATCAATATAGGATGTCAAATATCCTCCTCATGAGAGCATTTGAGAGCATCCTCGGGTATCCCCCTCGCAATCTCCCTTGGACAGTCCGACAAGCGATAAAAAAGCGTCACTCCGTCTACTTTGGCGCATCACTAATACACGCAATCATGTCACGTCGTCATTTTTAGATCCGTCCTGAGTGCAGAGAGACGATAAAAGCGATCCGCTCGTGGACTCTGAGCAAATCTCAATCCGTAAACAGTCGCAATCCCTCAGGGCACAAAATAGATGCCCTGAGATATGGATTATTGCCTATACTAGACTATAGAGTTACTATTCCAAAAAATATCAGGGTGTTCTAATGTATTCCTCCCCCATCCCTCCTAAACCGACAGCCCCATCCGATGTAGAGCAGAGGAGATGGGATCATACAGCACTTAGACGCAGGATGTTAACCGGACTGTGGAACAAGATCTCGAGGATGAGCTTCTCAGACATCTCCCGACCGATAGGAGAGAGGCTCTCGGAGTCTCTGACATGTCATTTAATGCATTTGAGCAGGTCACTCGACAGCTTGCCGTCCTATATCATACTGAGCCGGGAGTCTCTCATGAGGGAGACATCTCTGAGCTCGTCGGACGTAATGGATATGTGACACGAGCCGGATATTTTCAATTGATGCAGAGAGTCCAACAAATGACACTCGGACTACGAGAGATGTTTGTGAGAGTCGATGTCGCTCCTCATGTCCCCGGGGGAGTCGCTCGATTGCCGGGTCTATGTTTCAGATCTGTCTCTCCTGATTTTGTGATCGCTGCGGCTTCTGAGGATGCTCCGGATATACCTCTCTATTATCAGGAGCTCCGACTGAGGATGCATCCCCTCAATCCTGAGGAGGCGAGATGGACGTGGGACATCATAGACGTGAGAGATCTCAATAATCCTCTATTTGGTATTTTTGAGGCGACTCCATCAGGAGGGATCGGGAGAGATCTCAGTCCTGACTATATGGGACACGAGGCAATGAGAGGAGAGGCCTATCCCTATCAATCTCGAGATGGGATCCCCTATCTCCCTGTCGTTTTATACCATGCAGAAAAAACCGGCTCTATGTTTAATGCTTTCGACATGTCGGCTCTCCCCTATGGGACCCTGAGCTCGGCAGTTCTGGGATCCTTCTATGTTCATTGTGTGAGGGATAACTCGTGGCCTCAGAAGTACGCAGTCGGTGTCTCTGTTCAGGGGTTAGAGCAGGTAGAGGGAAATTTACTCGGTCGCAGATCTGCGATATCTACCGATCCCTCGTCGATCCTCATGTTTCAGTCCGATCCCGACATGACAGGACAACCCCTCCTCGGCAGTTTTACATATTCAGATCCTCAAAAATTGCTCGAGAGTATCTCTGCGTATGAGTATAGATTCTCGACGGCAGCTGGGATCTCTGCGGATGTGATACGACAGAGCGGGGATCCGAGATCCGGATATGCTCTCAGTATATCGAGAGATGGTCAGAGGACGGCATCTGTCAGACTGGCTCCTCAGATGAGGAGAGGGGATGAGGAGATGATGTCCCTCTGTGCTATGCTATGTAATCGTTTTCTAGGGACGTCCCTCCCTGAGGATGGGTATAGAGTCAAATATAACTCTCTCCCCCTCTCTCCTGACGAGCTAAAGGCTCAGAGAGAGGATGTCGTACAAAAACTCTCGGCAGGATTGATAAGTCCTATCGATGCACTCAAAATATTAAACCCAGATCTTGACGACATAGAGGCACGACGAGAATTGGAACGTATCCGCAGAGAGCGAGCGGAATTTAGCCTCTAAAGGAGATTACGATGAATGAAATAGAACATGAGGGAAAAACCTATATCCTCAAATCACAAATAGAAAGTATCATAAAGGAGCGAGTCGGAAAGGTCGCACAGAGAGCGACAATCGCAGAGGAGGCACTCGCACAAGCGGAGAGTCGACTCGAAAAAGCCGAGAAGGCGATGTCCTCAGTCGACATTCTGAATCAGCAATTATCCGACATGCAGACCAAATTAAACACAGCCGAGCGGAGATTTGAGAGATATCAGTCAATCTCTAAACATGGCCTCACAGATCCGGATTTGATAGAGGCGATCGAGTGGTCTTATGAGAGATCTCAGAAGGGAGCCTCAGAGAAAGAGAGACTGACTCTGTCAGATTGGCTCGATACTCAGGTCGAGAATCCCGATAAAGCCCCTCTGACTATCCGTCCACATCTGCGAGCCCTGAGAGAGGTCGTCACGTCCACAGAGGATCCTCCCATCCCTCAGGAGGTCAGTACACAGGCACAGATGGCAGAGCTCGAGAGAGCGACTCCCCCTCGCACAAATAGCGGAGCCATCCCCTCTCCTGACTCTCCGAGTTTTCTCGACAGAGCTCTGAAAGATCCGGATTTTTATGCAGCTAATAGAGACAAGGTCATCGAGGCTTGGCGACATAGACAGAGACGACAAGGTTAACATGACATGGCGTTTCGATTTGCATTTATCAATCCTCCCTCAGGAGGCTCGGACGATATGAAAAAAGCCAATGTCACCTCTCAGATCAACGGAGAGAGGACCTCATTCACTGTCCCCGAGAATTATCAGTCCGGATCTCTGCGAGTATATTACAACGGAGTGAGACAAGTTGTCGGGGAGCATTTTTCCGAGGTTAACGAGAATACATTTAGTTGTAATTTTACTCCCCAGGTCGGAGATTTTTTGACTGTGGATTATATTAGGAGCTCATGACATGGCGACAAGAGATTATCAATCTATAAATATCTATCCTGCCTTTAAGACATTTACTGTCGGAGATGCCGCTTGTGATGAGATACTATTGCCCTCAGCATGCAATCAGGTCTCTGTCGGATGTGAGAGTACAAAAATATATATAGCTCAAAACGGATATAGTGAGGGAGACGACATTGACACGACAGATAACGCATTTGTCCCGGCATCGAATTTTCTCATCATGAAACTCGGAAAGGGCAAAAATCGGACGAGCTCTATTTTTATACAAAGCTCGTCCGGAAATGTTAAGGTTCATGTAATATTAGAAGAAATCTAGATATTTAAAATTTGAGACTACGACAAATTAAACATGTTTATCGGAGATTAAAAACCTATGGGTTCAGTACAAATTAAAGGCGATCAGATTGCCAATTCGGCAATTGTAGCCGCCAAAATTGCCTCGGCTGCGGTCGGCACATCCGCCCTCGCAGATTCGAGTATTACCTCAGCCAAACTCGGCTCAGGCTCAGTCACATCCTCAGCTATAGCGACAGGAGCTCTCGACACTGCGTCATTTTTTGCAGCCGGTGTTATTGCCACAGCAGCCCTCGCCAATGATGCGATCACTGCCGACAAGGTCGGAGATGGCGAAATTTCAACATCTGCCCTTGCGAGCCTCTGTGTCACCGAGGCTAAATTGGCCTCAGGAAGTGTCACAAGCAGCAAATTAGGGACAGGCTCAGTCCAGACCGCAGCCATCGGAGACTCTCAGGTCACAAATGCGAAATTAGCGGGCTCAATCGCAGCTAATAAGCTCGATCTGACAGATACTTTCGATTTTTCATCAGGTACTCTCCGAGTTGTGACTACTCCGACAAATGCAAATGATGCGACCTCTAAGTCCTATGTCGACAATGTCGCAGCTGGATTATCTGTTAAGGAGAACGTGGTCGTAGCTACTGAGAGCAATGTGGATATAGCCTCCCTCCCTGCGAGCATAGACTCAATAAGCCTCAGTAGTGGAGACAGATTCCTCCTCCTCAATCAGGACGATGCCACAGAAAACGGAGTGTACTCATACAGCTCCTCAGGAGGCACAGCCTCTCGCACGAGCGACATGGATGCAAATGATGATTTCCCCGGTGCGTTCTTGTTTGTCTTACGTGGGACCTACTCTGAGGAGGGTTATGTATGCTCAAACGACTCTGTCACTTTAGGCACTACTGATATCGCTTTCCAAAGATTTACGGGCACCGGTGCCATAACCGTCTCAGGAGGCTTGCAGAAGGACGGAAACGAGCTATCAATTGCCGACTCAGGAGTGACCACAGCCAAATTAAATAACGCAAGTGTCACCTCAGCTAAGCTCGGAGCCTCTGCAGTCCAGACGAGCAATGTCGGAGACGCACAGATCACGCAAGCCAAATTGGCGAATGACTCAGTCGGAGCGGATCAAGTAATTGATGGCTCAATTGGGACCGTAGCTCTCGCATCCTCCTCAGTCACCGAGGCAAAAATTGGAGACGCACAGATCTCGACAGCTAAATTACAGGACGCAAGTATTACCAATGCCAAATTAGGCTCGGCAGTCGTCCAAACAAGCAACGTCGGAGACGCACAGATCACGCAGGCTAAATTGGCGAATGACTCAGTCGGAGCCGATCAAATCGCAGATGCCGCCATTAATGCCTCTGCTATGGTTTCAGCTGGAGTTGTGGACTCAAACGCCCTCGCATCCTCCTCAGTCGTAGCGAGTAAAATAGCCTCAGGAGCGGTCGGAACGACAGCCCTCGCCACAGGCTCCGTAAATGCGGACAAATTGGCATCCTCATCTGTGACAGCCGCTAAATTGGGCATCTCATTCGCTCAGGAAGGAGCGCAGATCTCCGGATCCTCTACCACTACACTCGATCTCGCTGTCGGACTCCCTGCGGGTGCTGTTAACTCTGTATTGGTGTTTAAAAACGGTCTATCGATCCGTAATATGACAGATCTCGGAGACACAGCATCTGACAATGATGAGTTTGAGGTCTCTGCGACCGGGGGAGTATCCTCAGTCTGTCGTCTGACATTCGGAGCGGCTCTCTCTGACGGAGATGCATTGATGATCTGGTATTGGTACTAATCCACAATCCGATAAAAAAAACCTGAGTATATGGGGAGGGGAGACTCTCCCTTTTTTGTGCTCTGAAAAAGTTATACACAGGTTATTCACAGCCTATGAATAACCTATGAATAAAGTTATACACAAGTTATTCACAGCCTATGAATAACCTATGAATAAAGTTATACACAAGTTATTCACAGCCTATGAATAACCTATGAATAACTTTTTTTATTGAGAAACTCACATGCCTCCCTCTGACGGTCCCTCACTTTTTGAGAGGCTCCTCTCATAGGTTTAGGCTCAAAAAATGGCACACCATCGATAATTCGGGCTCGGATCTCTATAATCATTGCGGACTCCTCAGATATGATATAATATAATGGTTAGAGGGTACGGTCGCACCGGTAAACAGCAGAGGAGCCCCAGTCGCAAAAAACCCTTTTTACATAGGAGCATCAAATGGCAGATGCAGTTAATCCGATCCGTTTTGCGAATACGGTCGGCAATCAGCTCGAGGGAGTCGTCCGTCTCTCAGCAATGATCTCTCAGGAGATAAATTTACTACTCAAAGATTCCTCAAATCTCCGCAATAGTGGACTTATAAGCTATCAGGGGAGCATTAACGGCCTCGGAAGTGACACTGTACGTGTACGCTTGGCAGGTTTAGATGGTTATGATAGCATGGCAGCCGCTACAAATGAGATCTCCGACGAGTCAGGAAATACGACAGCCCTCACCATCGACTCTGCGGATCTCGTAGCTGCGAGACAGTACATCATATATGAGATGTCGGATCTTTCTTCTATGACCGGCTTGGCAGGCTCTCAGGACATCGATCCCTTCCGAATTGCTCGCTCAATTAGTCAATCCTATGAGACTCGATTTGCAGAGCTCACAGGAGCCGCAGCCGCTAATTTTACAACCTCAGTCGGACTCAATACTACGACTCTCTCAGTAGACGACTTTTTTGACGCAATATTCGCAATTGAACAAGCCGCAGACGTCGGAGCCGCAGGTCCCTACGCAGCCGTCCTCTCGCCTAAGGCCTTGACAGAGCTTCAGGACAGTCTCCGCAATGAGACAGGAAACGCAGTAAGTCGTATGCAATCCTCACAGAAGATGCTTATGGCTAAAGGTGCGAATTTTGCCGGTAATCTATTTGGTGTCGATGTATATCGCTCAGGTCATGTAAATGAGAATGCCTCCTCTGGCTATGATAACTATCTCCTATCGCCAATGGCTCTCGGATATGTTGACGGTATCCCCGCAAACATCCCCGGATCCTCTGACTTAATGTCTATGGGTAAGGTAGTTGTCGAATTTGATCGTCAAGCTATGAGTGCAAAAACTTACATCGTAGGACATACGTATCTCGGCCTCGGTATCATTCAAGATGACAAGGGTGTAAAAATCCTCTCAGCACGATAACCGGATCATGATTTTGTCGGAGATTGTGACTTGTCGTAGTCTCCTCGTCATGATCTCCGGCCCTTTTTTTTATAGGAGACTACAATGACAACATATGAGAAATATTCTCAGCCTTGGGAGGAGGCTCAGCATACAGAGACTCGCATCCCAAAAAAGAAAAACCCTCGCTTCTTTTTTGCGCACCATCCCGAGAATTGGGAGCTAGTAATTTTTGAGACATACGACAGCTCAGACGACAAGCGTAAAAAAATCAGCACTCCTCTATTACTCCCCATCCTGAGCTCGATACAAGAGGAGCCGGGGGTAAATGGTACGAGAGCTGTCGGAGGGAGATTAGACTCCTCAATCATGAGGACCTCCCTGAGCGATCGGGATTGGGCTATAATCGATCCCAAAAAACACGATTATCTCCGAGTCTATCCCGCGCACAAAGGCAATTATCACACATCGAGATGGATAAAACTCGAAAAGATAGGACGCAGGATTATCGAGCATTTCGATCAGAAAGGATTTGACGAGTGGAGACGATCTCTGATTGCGGAGGGACATCTCAATCCTCCCCATCCTCAGATCGCAGAGCTCCGTCTGATATCGATGAATCGAGCCATGTCACGACTCGAGAGAGATCAGCACATCCCCGAGGTCGCTACACGACTAAAGAGCAAACAAGAAGAATTTAAACAGACAAAAAAAGCGATAGCCCTCATCTCTAAATTAGGGAGGGATGCCTATGTCTAATGATGATAAAAAAACCGCAGCTTTCCACAGGATAGCCTCTCAGATCGTGAGGAGCAATCCCTCACTCACTCATGATGAGGCATGTCGTAAATTAGCCAAACATCTCGAAAGAGCACAACGTAAAAAGGAGCGATAAGATGGCCTTTACAGATAAACAAGAATTTAAAATTCCCCGACATATCATTCAGCCCGGGGGAGTGAATATTGAAACCATAACAGCAGTTAAAGATCTAAACTATAAAGATGCTCAGTATCAAGTCATCACAAATAATAAAGGATCCTCTGCTACCATTAAGGTCCCAGCCAAGAAGGATGGGGTGTGGTTTTGGTTTAAAAATAGCGCATCCAGTGGTCACTCTTTTGTTTTACAAGATGCTGATGGTAATCCTATCATTGGGGGAGCTGGACTCGCAGCGGGTAAGGCGGCTCTATTAGTTTGTGATGGCTCAGCTTGGGCCGTAGTATTCCAGCAAGCATAATATGTCCTTATCCACTCCCTACGCAGCGCAGATTAGGACCGTCGAGTTACTCGAGAGAGGACGAGCTCAGACGACAGAGATTCGTTTTTATCGGGATGGCTCTCAGGTCATCCCGACAGATGCTCTCTATACTCTCATAAAACCGACAGGAGCCGATCTCCTCACCGGAGCGACTGCGATAATTGCGGGGAGTGGGACTGTCTCATACAATCACACAGCAGATCAGCTCGCAGATACAGAGCTCCTCGGAGAGGGATACATCCAAGAATGGACAGTCACGATTGAGGGAGAGGATTTTATTTATCGCAGGATGGCGGCTCTCGTCCGTAAAAGATTATATCCTGTCGTCTCTGACATCGATCTTACTGCGACATATGGCGATCTCAACAATCTCAGACCCTCCTCTCTGACATCATATCAACAATACATAGATGATGCGTGGTTTCAGATCCTGAGACGTATCCGCAATCAGGGGATGGGCTATGAGTATCTCATGATGTCTCCCGAGGCATTTTTTGAGGTCCATAGACATCTCAGTCTATATCTCATATTTAGAGATTTCCATAGCTCCCTCGGGCAATCAAACGGCAGATACCTCGATCTCGCAAATGAACACTACAAGCTCTATAGAGACGAATTTGATCAGATCAATTTTGTATATGACGAAGATCACGATGGAAAAGCAGACGACGCAGACAAACGGACGAGAGGACAGCCGACAATCTATCTCACTCGCCCCGGGATCAATCATTATAGACGTCGGAGATACTAATGGCTGTCTCCGTCTCTCAGGTCAGATCTGCGATCGCTCAAAATATATCCGACCTCTCAGGCTTTAGGGAGGTCAGGATGCTCCCTGAGTATTTTGGCAGGTCTCAAAATACACTCGGACATCTGGGTTTTACTGTCGAGATGTCTGCGACAAATGCAGCTAATGAGAGACAGAGGAATTCGATAGGGTGCTATGTCGAGTCGCTTGTGCGAGTCAGATTTGCGTATCGGATACGACCTCATGATGTCGTGTTAGATTATGGCAATGCACTCGATAAAGAGCAGGAAGTGATCGGAGCTGTGATGGCTCGAGACTTTAATCGAGCTATAGAGATACGATTTGTCAGATCTTCTCGTCGATCTCCTGACTCTCAGGAGTATATTATATCTGAGATTGAATTCTCAGCACTACACACCTTTATATTATCATAGGAGATTATTGTGGCCTATTCTACTTTACCAAAAACACGTCGAGATGGTGTAATCACACTATCTGACGCAACCGGCACACCGGTAACCCTCGAGATCGCATATGAAGAGGGAAATGTAACATTTGACACTCCCAAGGCGGCTCAGACTGTGATCAGAGACAGAGGGACGATCACGACAGTCAGAAAGGGGGATGATGAGCCCTCAGCGACAGGATCTTTCTCCGCATATTTCCGACAGTTTATAGATGGAGCCGAGGCCGGTAGTATTCTCGACTTTATCAATAAGACAGGACATTACTCCTCAAACGTCTCGACAGGCAATTCGGGGACTCCTTATGTCGAGTTTTATTGTATCGACATACAATATCAGGTCGATGCGACAGCCCTCACAGATACAGAGACACACGAGGCGACTCTCTCTAAATGCGTGTGCACTGCTTCCTTCACTGAGGGAGATCCGTCCTCATTTACAATAAACTTTACATGCTACGGAGGAGTCACTTACACAGCGACTACTCCCTAATAGATATCAGGAGACTACATGAAAATATCTATCCGCAAATGGGGAGGGGAGATCGATCTGACGACTCCCTCCCTTGCTACATCTTTTGAATTTGTCTCTCTGTGGACATCTGAGAGTGACAACGCACGTCTCGCTCGTCTCTGCGCAGGTGCGCTCGGAGTCTGTCTCGATCACGTCCGCAAATTGCCAAAATACAGACCCGGCAAATCATCCCCTCTCGAGTACGGACACACATGTCTCGATAGACTTCTGAGCGAGGGGATTGTGGCATCTGTCATTTATGAGGAGGGAGTGAAGGCTCTGTCATTTATGGCGACAAAAATCCCGACCGAGAAAGAGGTCGACGAAAAGGCAAATTTTACGCATTCCATAAATTCGGACATCTCGTCAGATTAGAGCTCCTCATGAGTCGCAGATGGGGGAGAGATCCGGATTGGTTCCGCTCCCTCGATCCTGACACTCAGACCTCCCTAATTGCCGACTATATCCTCGAGACCGAGACACAAAAACAGAGAGAGGAGAGAAAAACTCGCTATAATAGAGAGCAGATACACAGGATGAGGAATAGAGATGGCTAAAGTTTTTATCAAGCAGGGAAACGCTGCGATCGGAGTATCTGACGAATTAGAGAGGATGGTCAACAATCTATTAGACCAGCTCCCCCTTATCCGTCAGATCTTCGAGAATGAGATGACTGAGATATATGAGGAGGCCTATCGACAATGGCCTGTGAGGACGCAGAGACCTCGCACAGCAGACGAGAAGAAGGCGGCTATATTTGGAGCCCTCAAACGACAGAAAGGCACTCAGGAGGCCTCTGCTATCATGAGAGAGATTGACGAGTCAGGACGTATAAAAGATGATCCCATCCCTGTCAGAGTGTCTCCTAAATCTCAGGACTCAAAAAATAGACTACAAAAAGGGATCCTTATAGAGGGAGAGGATATTGTCGCATTTGTGCGCAATGATGCCCCTTATGCGTGGGCTATCACGACAGGAGAGTACACACTAAACGATCTCGCATTTGGGACTCGCACAGCGGACGAGCTCCTCTGGAAACCTACGAAGCGAGCCGCATCGAAACTTGTTAATGTAATTGCGGACGACCTCATGAGAGGAGGCAAAAAGAAATAAAATGGCAGATGTGAATAAAAGCGTCGAGATTAGTCTCAGAGCCAATCTCAAACAATTGCAGGACTCCCTCGGTCAGATCCCGGGGATGACAAAAAAAGAGGCTCAGGCTATGACGAGAGCCCTAGCCTCTGAATTTAACAAGGCACAAAAAGCGGCTCAGAAAGCGGCTCAGGAGAGCAAAAAAGCCGCTCGTGAGACGACAAAAAGTTATCAGGACTCCTCTGCGAAAATACAGCAATCATTTAGAGATCAGGCAGATCAGGCTCAAAAATCCTCTAAGCAGATAGGGAGATCTTTTGACCTAGCAGGGGACCGCATAAAACAGACTCGCAGACAAACAAGAGATTTTGGTGCGGCTATGGGTAGCCTCGAGGATGTGGTCGGATTTATCAATCCTGAGCTCGCAGCGATGGCAGGGGAGATTGGGATGGTCGGCTCGGCTGCGAGATCCATGTCGAGATCACTAGCGACAGGCAATCTCGTCATGATAGGGGTTGTGGGGACCCTCGGGCTCGCTGCGGGTGCTTATACTCTATTTACGCACAACCAAAAAAAGGCAAAAGAGGAATTCGACAAATTTAAAACCGGCCTATCAGAGGGACGGAAGGAGATCGAGAGATTGGGACAGGAGCTCAGGGGACTCTCTGAGGATCTCGATCTCGGATTTGACATAAACGCAATAGAGCAGAGGAGGGAATTATCTCGACTCGATAATGAGAGATTGTTGGCATTAGGACAGATCTCTCAGAAAGAATTCGACATAAGAGAAGCCAAAAAGAAACAGACAGAGGAGACCTCTAAATTATACACGAGGATGCAAGATCTCGAGAAAACAGCGACAGAGAGAGTCAAAACAGCACAGGCACAGATTGATCTCTTACAAGCCGAGAGAGTCCAGATGTACGAAGTCCAAAAAGGGCTCGCTATGAATAGTAAAGAGAGACTCGAGATTAGCAAAATGATCTCAGAGAGCCGAGATAAAGAGGAAGATCTGAAAAAGATTATTGCGGATAAAAAAATAATTCTGCGAGATATATGGGGAGAGTATAGCGCAGCAAAAGATCAGACAGAAAAGATCCTAGCTGCGGAGATCGCAGTCATAGAGGCAAAAGACAAACAAAAACGACAAGCCGAGGCGACTCAGAGAGCAGAGGAGCGCAGATTAAAAATCATACAAATAACCTCAGGACTCACAGATCAGATAAACGCCCTCGAGGCTCAAAATGCGGAGATGTCTCTGTCTATGCTCTCCGACTCTGAGCAGATCAGCAGAAGCGCACAGGCTCGCAGAGATGCACTCGACGATCAATTATCTCTAATGCAGGCTCAGATTATAGAGCTCGAGACGACAGCTCAGACAGAGGCAGAGAGACTCGGATTAGAGGAGGCTCGAGAGGAGGTCGAGAGAGCATCCTCATTAGTCGCAGAGCAAAAGGCACTCATTACACAGAAAGAAAAAATAGACTTAGAGGAGATCAATCAAAAATTAGATGAGCAGATCGACAAACAGGAGAGCCTCTCTCAAATCGCTCAGGTCAGAGGAGATCTCGAGAGAGTCGCTCTAATGGCAATGTTAGATTCTCTTCCTGCCTCTGATGAATTATTTGCAAATGAGGCAAAGCTCGCACTACAAAAGAGGGACACAATAGACAAGATTAACGAAGCGACAGAGGCCACAATCAAACAGGCTAAGACTCAGGAGGAGATCGACAAGGCAAACGAAGATCGACAAAAAGCCCTCAGAGCTGCCGAGTTTAATCATGAGATAGCACTACAAAAGATCAGAGATGACGCAGAGCAAAAAAGGCAAGCTCAGATAGCCTCGGGGACATCTGCGATACTACAATCTCTCTCTACTGTCACGACAGCCTCTCTCGAGCTATTGCAAAAATCTGGAAATAAGAACAAAAAATTACTCGTCGCTCTCTTTACGGCTCAGAAGGTCGCTGCGCTCGGTGAGATCGCAATGAATACAGCAAAAAGCATAACAGCCGCCCCAGCTCAGTTCGGTCCTCTCGCCCCTGCGGCTATTGCGGGATACATAGCCACAGCCGCAGCACAAGCCGCTATTGTCATGTCACAACAACCTCCGCAATTCCACATGGGGGGTATGATTGAGAGGACTCCTGACGAGTCGACAATCATTGTCAAGAGAGGAGAGGCAGTTCTCGACCGGGCGACAGTCAATAGACTCGGGGGAGAGCAGGGAGTAAACAGATTACAAAACGGACAGACAATCTCTCCTCAGGTGATAGTCATGAATCCTTACAAACATTATGATAGATTTATGTCAGATCGTCAGAGGATGGGACTGTCAGACGCACGAAACGCTCGGAGGGGATACTAATGCCTAATGTTACACCGGACTATCTGAGAGGGTTTCTCGTCCCTCTGGGACTCAATAATAATAATCTATGGCTCGCTCAATCGTCTTTTACGGTCGGAGATAGTATCGCAGGAGATCCCATCCCTACCGGATACGGACCTATGAGACTAATAGCGACAGGCAATCAGACGACAGGCTCAGATCTCACAATAAAAACTCAAAAATCAGGATACGCAGGATACGGAGCCGGATTTATATTTGAGGACAATCAAACCTCTGTCAATTACGGACGAGATCCTCAAAACACAATCTCGAGGTTTAAAAATCTATACTTTTCGAGATTGTCGAGCACAGTCTATTCTTTTCCCTCAGGACTCGACACAGGAGAGGGAGATCTCCTCATATCATACGCACGAGATACGACCTCAAACCGCACAGTCAGAGTTACGACATTAAAGATAGATGATACCAGCTCAGATGTCTCTATATACTCAGAGAGTACGACTCTGAGATATGCTCTCCTCTCCGGGATGTGTAAACTCTCAGACGGCTCCTATTTACTTGCCCATCTCGCAGGGGATGACGAGACAGTCAATCTCCGCACATATCACTCGACAGATGGGACGACTTGGACACTCCGCACTCGCAGAGCTCTCCCCGAGGCTCTCAATATAGGGACCCTCACCGGATCGGGAGCAGCATATCAGAACCACAATCCGCAGAGGCTCCGGATCGCAGAGGCTCTCGGAGTGGTTATGATTATGATTGAGACCATCTGGAATGATACCTCAGCGACTAAGCGCAATCGATTATTACAATATGCCTCCTCAGATATGGGGGGATCTTTCTCCCTCGTCACGACAAGCGCAGAAATAGACGATCACTCATTCAGATCTATCTCCCTCTACTCTCACGAGGGAGTATTTCGATTCTGTTATGCAGGTGCGACAAACGAAATTCATTACATGACAATCCCCTCCGCTTATATCTCTGCGCATAGACTCAGAGACTCAGGAGGCTATCATGTTATCTCTCAGACTGTCACAGGAGGGACGAGTAATGTCATGACAGGAGGGGACATCTCGGCGTGGACAGATGAGGGAGCCTCTCATCATATCTCCGCACGTCGGCAGGCAGGGGGAGGAGACTATCGGATCTATTGGTCTCAGGATGCGATCTCATTTAGGGAGATGGGGAGAGACCAAAACGGAGCGGGGAGATTAATCCGCACAGGAGACGACAGCTCTCAGATCGAGAATTCATTTGGGTTGACGTGGTCAGGGAGATCAATCATCCTCTGCGAGCCTGTGTCGACTGCGGCAAATTACTCGATCTCGATGTTATATCTCGGGGGATACTCCTCTGTAACCCTCCCCTCTGCATATTACTCGACAGATCAGGATGCGGAGTGGAATAGATTATCATTTGCATATAATTACCCCGGTCTCGATCTATATAGTAATTTTACAGGAGTCACGACAGCCGGAGCGGGGACTGAGAGTCTGACTCAGGAGGAGTCCGTATTGATCGGCTCAAAAACTACACAGTCTCCCCCTCTATGGTAGGGATAGCGACATCAGAGATTATCCCTAAAGGGATGATTGTGAGGGCTCGTATCTCCTCAATGATAGGAGGGGATAATGTTAATGATATACGAGGGATCCGGATAAAAACAGACGACACGACGGATAATTATGATGCAGAGCTCCGAGTCTCTCCCTCTGCGATTGTATTGGTCGACAATATAGCCGCTTCAAATGTCTTTACTATCTCAGGACTCTCTCTGTCAGATATTGATCTCCTGATTGCGCTCTCAGGTGATGACATAACAGTCTATTATCGAGATATAGACTCAATCAACAATAAACGCAGATGGACGACAGCAGGGACAGGGACTCTCTCCTCAGGAGGGGGAGGAGCATCAAATCTAAACGAGGTCAAGTGGGGACATCTGGCTTGGTCGGGAGGTCCTGCGGCCTTCGAGACAATTTGGAGTGATATAAACTTTTCACGAGCTCCTCAGATAGGAGATGATCATCTCGTCTCATTCTCCTCTCCGGGGGACCTATTTCAGAGAGCATATCCTCCGACCGGCAATTATGCGTATGTCTCCGACAATGTCAGGATCTCAGGGACAGACGGAGCGACCTATGAGGGAGATCAATTCTCGATCACTCCGACATCAAATTTTAAAATTGAGAATGTCCTCTATGACATATCTCCAACTCGTCGAGTTTATTGGAGATCTGAGAGTGTTATCTCAGGAAATGTCCCCGAGCAATTTATCGCATTTAAACTCGATCCGGATACCTCCGTCCATATAGACGAGTCTCTCCCTAATGATTACGTGGGTTTACATCTGCAGAATTATAATTTTATCACAGGCAAGCTCGAGTATTATAGCTCGGGGACGTGGACTGTCTTAGACACCTTCTCAGGGAGTATCTCGTCAGAATGTCTCGTTCAAGGGAGGACTGTGAGGGGAGCAAATACAGCCCCCAATCAGCCCTACTTTAGATATAACGAGTGCGCAGGATGGCGGGTGAGGATTGAGACAGGAGAGGAGTCCTATGTATGGCGGACAGTCGTCTCTAATAGTGAGGGGAGATTCGGAGGGACTACGACAGGCACGAAACAAGCGGTTTTATTACTTGACGAGAGTCTGACAGGATTATCTCCCTCAGAGATTGAGCTTATCCCTAATAGCATGACACTAATTGTCAATCTAAACGGTTTACGACTCGAGGCTCTCGGTCTCAGGATCCCAGCTCAGACGACTCTCGAGAATTATGCTCAGATAGGGATCCTCCATCTCGGCTCGGTCCTCATACCAGGTAAACAATATCAGAGAGGACGCACCATCTCGATTGACTCAGGGACAGTCTCCTCAGAGACTCAGGATGGGATTGTATACACAAAAAATAACAGACCATCTCGAAGGACATTCCGGATCGCTTGGACTGAGGGAGTCGACCTGTCAGATTTGCAGGGAGATAACCCAGATCCGAATTACTGGATAGGGAGCTCCTCAGGGGGAGCGGAGCCGATCGCCATCGCTAATGATGTCCCCTATCTATTGCAGGGACTCCTCAAATATTTGCAGGGAGAGAAAACACCAATTGTCTATCTCCCTCTCATAGATAAAACCACAGATCAAAAGGAGCTACATCGAGATTATGAACAGGCTCTCGTATCTGTGCAGGGTGAGATTGAGGTCGAGAATATACTCGGAGACGAGAATGTCTCAGAGTCAGGAGAGCTCGTCAGAATTGCGACTATGACACTCAGGGAGATCTTATGAGGACATACTCGGCATATGATTATCTCAGTACTGAGATTTGCTTTTTATTAGAGATCGACATAGCAGGGAGAACATATAGATTCTCGACATATCCCGTCCAATTTGACGAGGGAGGGGAGAGTGTATTGTATGAAGGGAAACTCGACAATCCAGATTTCTCGCTCTCATTAGAGGAGGTCGGAAAAGTCAAATTCTCTCAGTCTGCTATCTCGATGGCGATATTTCTCCCTTTTGACGTCTCAGATATGCAATTGCAGGGGAGGGGGATTGATAGGAGCCCGGCTCGGTTTTACTATGTCACAGTCAAGAGAGGAGAGATACAACAATCCTATGATGAGCGGATCTCCCTATTCTCAGGAGTCGTCTCCTCTCCGATATACGGCCATCCCGACATGCCGAGCGGATATGTCGAGTTCTCTGTCGAGAATGAGATTGAGCTCTCAGATCAATCCCTCCTGAGGAGAGTAGTCGGAGAAAATGCGTTTCTCTCTGCGACTCAATTCTCTCAGGAGTCCTATCGGACTAATGCAGTCGCTCCTCCTGTCGATCCGGATGGTATCACAGAAGTTATCCGACCGCACCTCGGCAAATCATCCCCAGTCGTGATTGGATCCCCGGGGAGTATCACAGATGAGCTCGGAGACAGCTATGGATTCCCCTCTACCCCTGCGTATCAAATAGCATTTCAGAATTCCGGATCTTTTCCGGCTTGGTATGTCATAGCCGGTCATCCGGTAAAGGCTTCGACTGTCGACATATACGACAATCAGGGAAATGTCGACACCAATGTCCCTGTCTATAGTCAAGTAGGGAGTAAGGGACAGGTCTACTCGTTTATCAATTTGCAGGCCTCCTCTCCTATCGATCAATCATTTGTCGTCAATACAGATTATGAGTATTGGATTAGATGGGATGATGGGGGAGGTCTCCTCTCTCCCTATGACACAGGACAAGCCCTCGAGGGAGGGGGAGATCTAATTGTCTATCTTTTGGACTCCTCAGGGATTACCTATGACAGACAGGCGATGTCCTCAGTCCGATCTCTCCTCAATAAATACAAATTCGCAGGATACATTAACGACCCCGAGATCAGGTGCTACGATTTTTTACAGAGATATATCGTCTCATATTTGCCAATTGCACTCGTAGCGGGTCCCTCAGGATTGTATCCTGTCATAGATCACAGATTAGACGACACAATCAACAATCCCAGAGTC